GGGAGGTGGCGGCAGTCGTTCTGGGCCATCACCCAGTCGGTGAGCTGCTCAAAAAAGCCGCTGTTCTGCACGGTGAGCACGTCCGCCTCGCCGTACTCCCGCCGGGACAAAAACAGGTAATTCTTTGCCATGTCCCGCCCGGAAAAATACTCGGTGATCACCGGGTCGCCGGGGCTGTCCTCGATGGAAAAGGCGGTGGCGTCCTCATCCAGCCCCGCAATGCGGAACGCGGCCCCGGCGGCCTCCTGCTCTTCGGCGATGAGCGGGCAGCTCTTGAGCCACGCCCGCAGGGCGGCAATGGTTGGCTTCTCGCTCATAAGTGTCCCATCCCTCCCCAGAAGGTCGTGACGGTACGCGCACCGTAAAGGGCGAGGTGCTCTCCGACGTCTGCCAGTGCTCGCTGGCCCCAGTAGGAGCCGCGCAGACCGGTCTCTCCGTGCAGGCAAGTGCCTTGCTCATGCAGGTAATACTGCTTGCGTGCATAGGGTGTGTCATACACCAGCAGGCCCTCGTCGTACTTGCTGGCGAGGTTCACGCTGTTCTTCAGGGTGCCGGTGTCAAAGGGCACATAGCTGTCGATCAGCTTGGCCGCCTCCTGTGCAAGGGCGTACTGTGCCTTTTGCAGGGCGGCGGTTTTCTCCGCACCGAAGTCCGGCCGCCACGACAGCTGCATCTGGATGCCGTCTGTCTGATACCGGAACCCATCCGGCGGGTCAAACTTCGGTTTTGCCGACGGGGCAACGGGCCCGAACGGGATCATTTCGCTCATGGTCTCAGCTCCCTTCCACATGCCAGTGCGGCAGCAGCGGTTCCCGGTTGTCCGAGATTGCCGACACGGTGCAGCACAGGTGCGTTTTTTCGAGGTGCGCGTATTCTTCGGCGGTCAGGGTGGGCACAGCGCCCTGCACCAGCTTCCAGCCGCGTTTCAGCGTCCAGTGCCTGCGCTTTTCGGCGGCAGGCAGCGCCGCCCACTGCACATAGGGCAGGTAGCCCAGGGTGCACACGCTGGCCGGGATGCGGATGTGGGTGGTGCGTTCGGGGTCCTTGCTGGTGCCGGTGCCGGAGGTGTCCAGCTTCTCCCGCCAGCTGCAGGCCGGGAAGGCCCAGCACTTGGGCGTGTCGGTGTCGGCCTTGGGGTCATGGATAAGGTTCACCACGGTAACGGTCGTGGTCATCTCATTCAATCCCCCTGTACAGCAGGCCGTGGGGGTCCGCCCCGAGGGCGGCTTCCAGCACATGCCAGGCTTCAAAACGCACGGCAGCGGACAGGCTTGTGTTGGCCGCAAAGGTCACAGCATAGCCGTCATTGGAGACGCTCTGTGCGCCCGGTGCAGCACCCACAGCCAGCTGGGCAGCCAGCAGATCCACGATCTGGGCGCAGGCATCCGCCAGCATCTGGCGGCAGCTCTCGCACACGGCGGCATGGGGCTCCGCCTTGCCGAAGGTCGCGCTGTCGATGAGCCGGGACGCCCTGCTGCACAGCACCCCGAAGGCCGCCTCCGGCACCGTACCGCCCGCCGCCGTGTACTGGTCATAGGTGCAGTAGTTCATGGGCGGGGCCCTCCTTACGCTTCGATGCGCTTGATGTACAGGGTCTTGGGCTTGGACACCTTGATGCCGTACACCTTGCGGCCCTGCACAGCGGACGCGCCAATGTACTTGCCGGAGCCGCCCAGATCCTGCAGGTGCACGGGGGTCTGCCACTCCATCACACGGTGGCACCAGTTGGGGTGGCCGCAGATGAACTCGGTGGTAGTTTTCTTGGTGCTGACACGGGTGGTGTTCTCGAAGTCCATGTTGTTGGATTCGTACACCGCAAAGCCGGCGATCTGACCCACCGCACCGGTCTGCACCAGCTGCTGGGACAGGTCACCCTGCTTGATGAACTTGTCATCCTGCATGAGGATCTCCAGATACTCAGGGCTGACGATCATAAAGCGGCCGGTCTGGGGCACGCCGTTGCGGCTCAGGGTGCGCTTGGCGGCCAGAGCCTCTTTGTAGGCGGTGGAAGCGGTGCAGGCGGTCTTGGTGGCGCTGATGGTAGCACCGGTTGCACTCTGCAGCGCCTCGATGGACTTCTTGTCGATGGACAGGGCCATGGAGTAGGCGGCGCTGTCCAGACGCTCGGCGGTGATGCCGTCGGGCACGGATGCAGCGTCAAAGCCGTCGATGATCTCATTGACAGCCTCGTCGTTGTCGATGTCCAGATCCAGATAGGTGGTGGTGCCGGCATCGGCATCCACGCCGTTTGCCTTGTCGTATGCCTTGACGGCCACCTCGGTGTCACGCACCGGGATCTTGACCTTGCCGGCCTTGGGGCTGCCCTCGTAGCGGGTGTTGAAGATCGCACCGTCACGGGTAACCAGAGTGGCCCGCAGCTTTGCGTCTACCAGAGCGGAATACCGCTCCTGATTTGCATGTGCCATGTTGAACTCCTTTCGTTTTACAGGTTCAGTTCGGGATTCAGGGACTTAAAGGCGGCTTCCACACCATTGGATTCGTTGGCGGGCGGTGCGCCATGCTCAGCGCCGGTAGAGACCACGGCCACGCCGGCGGCACCGTCTTCACCAAAGGCCCAGGGGTTGGCCTTGGCAGCGTCGTCCAGAGCCTTGTCAATGTCGGCGCTGCGGTCCTTGGAGCCCTTCAGAGCGTCCAGATCCAGCAGGGCACGCACCGCCTTGACGCTGCGGCCCTTCTTGCCCAGGATGGCAGTGTTCAGGGCGCTGTCAAAGGCAAAGCCGTCCGCCTGGGCCTTCATGTCCGCCTGCAGCTTGGTCAGCTCGGCCTCGTACTCCTCGGGCTTCTTCTTGCCTTCAAAGGCTTTCAGGCCGTCCTGGGCGGTCTTGAGCTGGGCGTTTGCGTTGTCCAGCTGGGCCTGCAGGGCAGTGGCGGCGGCCTTTTCGCGGTTGACGTCGTTGCCGTTCTCCTGCATGATCCAGTTCAGCTGTTCCTCGGTAATGCCGGGGATCTTGTTCTTCACATCTTCACGTTTCATGGTGGAAAAGCTCCTTTCTGTGGGGAAAACCTCGGTTTGGTGACACGGTTCTCCGTCCGTGTTCGGTTGTGGGCGGGGTACGCGCCGCCCTCCGCATGGTGCCGCTTGCGGGAGTTGAACCCGCCGCCCCCGGATTAAAAGTCCGGTGCTCTGCCAACATGAGCTAAAACGGCATGAAAAAACCACTATGAAGCCTTTTTCTGGGCACATAGTGGTTAAAATGGGGGATTTCTGTGAATGACTTTTACGGCTTCACCTCCACACTGGGCAGGATGTCAGTGTGGAAATAGAGCTTGTAGTGGTAGGGGTCGGTATGGGTGCCGGTGATGTCCTCCACCACATACATGGTGTAGTCGTTCAGGTAGATGTAATTCTTGCGGTAGGTATCCGGGCCGACCTTCACCGTGCAGACCAGCTCGTTGTTATCGTTATTCGAGATGGACATATAGCCCTCGGCTTCCAGAATGACCTTGTCGGTGCGGGCATTGTAGACGGTGATCTTGCGCTCACTCTCAAAGTAATCTGCCTGCTTGGAAATATTGGCGTTTGCCTTGTCGGCTTCCGAACAACCGCACAGCAGGATGGATGCTGCCAGTGCAAGAGCGAGAAGAATCTTTTTCATAGTTCGTTCCTTTCTGAAAAATGAGTAAAAGAAAACCACCGTCCGGGTGGATGGTGGTCATTTGATATTGGGCGGAAGCTGGTCAAGCTCTTTCAAGATACTGTAGCAGTCACGAACGTACATCTGCCGGTGGACAGTTCTGTCCCACCCGTCGTAAAATGAGTTACAGATATCATCATATGCCGGATCCATCGGAGTTTCCAGAAGAACTTGCTGCATTTCTTTAATTTCCTGCTCTGTGTAGGAATGTTTATTCGTAGAATTTGGCACCATTTTTCTGCAACTCCTTTATGCAGTCCGAAATAACGCCCTCTGCCTTTTCAAGAACCTGCTCATCCGTCAGCGTGGATTTGAGCAATTTATCAATCGCACAATCCATCTGCCGAATGACTTGTTTTGCAGAGCTTTCTTCAAAAGCCGAGGTCTTTTCTATTGCGTAAATATGCCCATCGTGTCCGAGAGCGGTAAGCAATTTCAAATTTGAGTTTCGCACAAATTGCCGAAGATCACCATTTGAAAAATTGCCGCACGCAGGATGGGTGTGAATCGCAATATAGGGAACATCTGGGTTTGGCAGCTGAACAGAATGCCCACCCGACAAACCAATGATATCCTTGGTCATTGGCTTCATCTTGATGTCGAACACTCTGCCCACCTCAACGTTTTCCCGCTGCTTTGAAGCAACCATGAGAAGGCGCTTGTGGGCATTTTTCAGCTGTTGTTGTCCGGCGGCATCCAACGTGTCGCAGCTGAATGCCTTAATGTTTGCGATTGACTGCATTGTAACAGGTTTCGCCTTTGTGTTCAAGCTGCTATACGTAGAAGATGCTTTCCGGGCCTGTGCACTCGCCTTGCTAGCTTCACTCCGGCCAAACTTGGGCACGCTGACCCGGGCACTGTCTACCCGCCAGCCGGTGGCCTTGGCAAACTCGCTCAGGCTCTGGCGGGCTGCTTTCAGGCGCACGGCGCTGTCGGTGGTGTCAGACCCGGCGGCACTCTCGGCCAGATACCGCTTCTTCCATTTGCGCACGTTCCGCTCCCGGGCACGCTGCATCTGGTTGACCTCGTACTGGGTGTACAGTTTGCCGTTGTACTCGATGTTCCGGGCGTTCAGCTCCTGCAGGCTCTCCTCCGTCCAGGTGGGCGGGTCGCCCAGCTCAGGGAATACGGCAAAAAAGGTGTGGCGGCAGTTCCAGCCGCAAAGCCCAGCGCCGGTTCCGTAGCCGGTGGCCTGCTCAAAGTCCGGGTAATGCTTGCCCAGGTAGTCCACAGCCCCGCCCCGATGGAAGCGCCGACCCTGCCACTCGGCGTGACTGGGGCGGGCACCACCGTGGGCGCTGGTCTCAACGAACTCCACGTTCATTTCGTCCATGCGGGCTTCCTGCAGCTTGCCTGCGGTCTGGTTGACACCGGTCAGCACCGCCCGGCGGGCCGCAACTTCCAGCGAATCTGTGTGGCCGCTGGGGTAAGTGATCTCCGGCATCTCGTCTGCAAGGCTGTCCACAGCCTGCTTGACGGCGGTTTTGTAGTCAAAGGCACCTGTGGCCACCTTGCCCCAGGCGACATCCAGCGTGCGCTCAAAGGCCCCGGAGACGGTGTTGGCCGTTGTGGCCGTGAGGTTCCGCCATGTGCCGCAGGTCTGCCGGGCACCGGCGTTGAGCAGGTTGTTCAGGGCCGCGCTCTCTTCAAAGGGTGTGGGCTCGAGGTTGTAGTGGTAATAGATGGCATCTTCCCGCTCCATGGCTTCGGTGGCAGCCTCTTTGAGCAGCCTGCGGATGGTGGCTTCGCTCTTGCCGCTGTACTTTGCCAGCAGCTTGACCACGTTCTCCCGCACCGCCTCGGTCTGCTGGTAGCGCCACAACTGCCAGTCGGCCGTTTCGGTGAGGGTACCCATTTTGCCGATGCGCCGGGCGACATCCTGTAAGATCTCATCCTCGACCTGCTGCGCCAGCTGCACAAAGGCATCCGGCATGGCATCGAGGTAGCTCGGCGGCAACATCAGGCACCTCCGAAGGTGAGCTGCTCATCGGTCTGGCTGTCAGCCTTGGCCTCTGCCGCCCACTGGTGGGCCTCGTCCTCGCTCAGACCATACCGGGCGGACAGATACCGGCAGCGGGGCACAAGCCCTGCCAGAGCGTCCTCCCGCAGCTGTGCGGTGCGCTCCTGCTCGCTGACAATGTAGCTGTCGTCCCAGTTGACCGAGATGCTGGTGTCCGGGTCCACATCTGCACCCAGCAGGTTCTTTGCCGCCCACAGGATGGCCCGCAGAATGCCGATCAGTGCCGTCTCAATGGGGATCTGGTTTTTGTTGGCGTTCTGCACAAGGTCCTGTCGGCTGCCGGTGTACTCGGTGGCGGTGGCCACCTTGCCCAGCTCAAAACTGTAGCGGTGGCAGCCAAGCCCGCACTTGAAGCTCATCATGTCCAGAGCATCCTGCACGGCCCGGTGGTTGTCCTCGGTGCGCAGGTCGGGGTTGTACTCCCGCCATGCGGCCGGCTGGTCGATGCTGCCTTCCGGTGCGGGCAGCTCGTAGAAGATCTGGCGGTGAACGGCATCCGGCGGCACAGCGTGCTCCACACCGTCCTTGTCCACCCACTTTTTGCACATGGAGCGGTCATAGAAAATTTTCTTGCCGCCCAGGCGGAGGTCCTGCCGGTAGTTGTCAAAGGCGTAATCCGCCATCTGGGCTGCGTCCAGCGCCTCGGAAAAGACGCTCATACCCAGCCCCATGCCGCCGTCGATGTTTTTGGCGACAGCCGGGCTGAACAGGCTGAACCATGCCGGCGCGCCGGTGACCGTGATGTGCTCCACCATGCCCGGCGGGGTCTTGGCCTTGGCAAATTTCGGCGTGCCGGAAACATCGTCCATCACCTCGAACCATTCATTCGTGATGGTCCGTTCGCCGCCCTTGCAGGTGTGGGTCTGCAGATAGACGGCGGGCTTACCGCCCATCACGCACTCGGACACAAAGGCGGCCTCGGTCACCACGCCCCGCTCCACGCTGATGGGCAGGATGCAGCAGGCGGGGTCATAGTCCAGCTGAATGCGCCCCTGCGGCGAGGGCAGGGCGTTCCCGGCGGCATCCACCGTCAGGCCTTCCACACTCAGCACAAAAGCACCGGTGCCGGACCAGTAGGCCTGCTCCACCAGCTTGTTGGCATTCTCCCAGAAATGCAGCTGCCGCAAAAGGCCGCCGGTCTGCTGCTCATCACTGCCCAGCAGGTAGGCGGCACTCTTTGCGTCGCCGATCTGGAAGGTGGTCTTGTCGTTGAGCAGCAGGTTTGCCCAGTCCTCGCAGACATGTTTCGGCATCCGCAGGGAAGCCAGACGCCGGGAAATGACGCTGCCGTCCGGGGCGTCCTCCTTCTGGTCGTGGATGTCGGGAACATCGCCCTTCCACCATTGCCGCCAGACTTCAATGTTGCCGTAATAATCCGCATCCAACTGCAGATGTTTGGTTTTGTTCAGATATTCGATAAAGGCCGAAACGTTCATCTTGCAGTCAGTCTCCTGTAATCACGCTCAATGGTGTACTCAAAGGCGTCGAGGGTGTCAATGTCGGTGGTGCCGTCGTCCAGACGCTCGTCCACGCCGGGGCGCTTCTGGCTCCACAGGGCGCTTGCAAGGGCGTCCCGCAGGGTGGCGGCCTCCGGCATATACCAAAAGCGCCCGCCGCCCATGAGAATGGACGTCAGGCGGATGCGGTCGATAATCTGAATTTTTGCGGAGTTATTCACCCGGTCGGCCAGCCAGTACAGTTTAGAGGCCCGCAGCCGGGTGCGGATGTGGTTGATCAGCGTCTGCTCGGCGCTGTCACAGAACATGTAATGGATCTCGCCGTACCGTGCGAACACGGCCAGGCAGAAGGTGAGCAATTGGTTGGCCAGGTAGTCGGCATCCTGGTTGCGGGGGTCCACCCGCTGGGATGCCAGCCCCACGACGCCGGAATAGTACGGCAAAATGCCCGTTGCCACAAAGGCGTGCTGTGAACCGTTGCCGCCGAAGTCCACCCCGATGTGCACCCGCCACGGCTTGCAGGGCTTGTCTGCGGGCCAGAGGAAGCGCTTGTCGTCGGCGGCGATGCTGTCCGCAAACGGGCGGTAGATGATGCCGCCTGCCGCTGCCCACTGGCCGAGAATAAACCGGTTGTAGTACACCGTGCCGGCATATTCTTTTTTCAGCTGCGCCACGAACTCCGGCGGCAGGGTGGGGTTGTCGTCGATGGTGTAGGCCTGACAGTAAATGTCAGCATCACTGTCGAGGAACCGCTTGAACCAGTGCTGGGGGTTATCCGGGTTGCAGGTGCCGTCAAAATGGCTGTGCGGGCAGGAAAGGCGGCTCTTGAGCATCTGAAAGACGCCCTCGTCCCAGGTGGTGATCTCGTCACCGTAGGCATACTCGAAGGCAGCGCCCTGAATGCGGGCAATATGCTTTTTGTTGTCAGCGCCCAGCACATACACCTTGCGGCCAAACAGCTGCACGACATTGCCGGCAGCCGAGGTGCGCACGACGCCCACCAGCTCCGCCCCCCAGAGGGCCCGCATGGGCTCCAGCACGTTGCGTTCCAGCGTGCCCAGGGTGTTGCCCAGCATGACCAGCAGGCCCTCGTCCCGGGCCGCAAGGATGCGCTGCGGGATGGTGACAGCACAGTCCAGATAGGTCTTGCCGGAGCGTGTGGCACCGGTCTTGATGTTCCAGCGGTGGGAGCAGTTGCGGAGAAACTCCTGCTGATACTCAGTCAATGGCACTGTCGATTCCTCCCAGCAGCTTGCGGGCATTTTCCAGCGTGTCGGCACCGGGATCCTCCTGCGGGACTTCCTCGCCCAGCATCTTCAGCAACACCCCGGCGGCGCGGGCATCGCCGCGCTTTGCGGCTTCGGCCATGCCCATGACCACGCTCATCTGGTTATCCACGTCCTCCGGGTCCACCTCATCCCGCAGCAGGGCATTCACCCGGCGGCGGTCGGTCTCCGGCAGGCTGAGGTAATAGTCGGCGGCTTCCTTCATGCTGCGTTTGCGGCGGCGTGCCTTGCCGGACGCAATGCCGCCCTGCTGGGCGATTTCTCTCTGTTCGCTCTCCGTTCGCTTGTTGAACGGGATAAGATTCTTCTCGTTGGACACGTCACCACCTCTCATGGTTCAGGTAAAGCAAAAGCCGCCCCGGAATGGGACGGCTGAGAATGTTCAAGATTGCCCGGCTGGTACATTCAGGCTGTTGGTCGGAAAAGGTGTTCCCCTGTCGCAGCCGGGCAGCACAAAGCCCGCAGGATGAAGGGAGTAAGGGACCTTTCCTGCGGGCTTCGGCAGTTTAAATTTTAGCAGAGGTTGACAGTGTTATCAAGTCCGGTCTGCTCCGGTTTGCTCCGGACTTTTGATGTCCAGCTGACGGACGGCGGCGCTGTGATGCTGGAACATCTGGCTGCGGGACAACCGGACGTAAACGGCGATCTTGTCCCAGTCCTCCAGCAGGACGTACCGGCGGAACAGGATCATGAAATCCACCTCGTTGTCCAGCTGACTGAACACGTCCATCAGCTCGGCGCGGATGGCGTCGCACACAGTGGACTGCGCTTCGGCAGCCTGCCGGGCTTCCTCGATGCGCTCCACCGCGCGGGGCAGTGCCTGACCGTCGCCCCCGCCGCCCGGCATGGCGGAATAGCGCTGGGTGGTGTGCATGGCTTCGGCCTCCAGCGTGGCCAGCTCGTCCAGCCGCAGCCGCTCGAACCGCTTGGCCGACCGGTACCGCCAGAGCCAGGCCTTTTTCTCTTCGTAGGTCATCAAACTTCCTCCACCCGGACGAACACCCCGCAGGGATCCGACCAGAACTTCTCCACGATCTCGCTGCACACCTGCGCGTCATCGGCCCAGAAGTGCAGGCGGGTCATCTCGTCCTTGAGGGCCTTTTCCAGGTTGTCGGTGTCGGGTTTGCTGGTGCGCCACTCGCCGCTGCGGCGCTTGCCCTCGGTGGGGAAGCACCACTTGACCAGAAGCCGCACCGGCTGGCCTGCCGGGATGGGCGCTTTGGGCGCATGGGGCGCGAGATACGCATGGAGCTTTGCGCGGGCGGCTTTCAGCTCCGGGCTGTCATGGAGCACCGCATGGGGCTGCCCGCCCTTCATGTAAGCGTGCAGCTGCTTTGCGTTGTGGGTGGTGGTGGGCGGCTGCATGGGGATGAAGAATTGCA